AATGCTTATCGGATACTTGATCAGCCATTTTATTAGTCGCACTCACTGCCCATTTATGAGCATCGTTAAATTTATCCTTAACTCCGTTCGCCATCTTGCCAAAGAATCCAACAGTACCGCTCCAAGCCTTAGTGACCGTTTTAGAGATTGATCCCCAGTGCTTCACGATTTCAATAACCCCATCGATCGCCCAGCCAATCGGACCAAGGGCTGCAATAAACAATTCAGCATGTTTTTTAACGAAAGAGACACCAGAGCTAAAGAGTGACTTAATATCTTTCCAAAGGTTGCTGAAAAACTTGGAGACCTGCTTCCAGTGCGTGATCAATTCAACCGCTGCTATGCCGAGTAGGACAACAGCTGCACCGATCCCGGAGCTAATTAGTGCATCACGCGCCGCTACCTTAAAAGTATCCATCGATAATGACGCGATTTTCATACTAAGGCTAAAAGCTTTAAGCGCCGGACTCATAAGCATTATTCCTGTTGCCACACCGACTAGCAATTTGGGATGTTCAATCAAAAAATTAACAACCGGTTCAGCAATTTTCCATACTGTAGAAATACCACTCTTAATCTCATCTAGAGTTCCTGATATCGTCTGCTTGTGCGCTTGAATATACTTAATAAATTGACTGACGCCAGTAGCAGCTTTACCCATTGCCTGACTAATTGCAACACCCATCGCCGAAAATGCACGTTCAACGTCTTTACTTTGCGCAAACTTGGTCAGACTAGATAAACCACTTTTCTGCATGTTAAAAATGGGCTTCATAAGCCGCTGCGAAAGTTTATCCCAAGTATCATGCATAGCGGCAGCGAACCCTGCCGTCGTATGATCATAGTTTTCAAATGATTTGCTATTGGATTTTCCCATGTTCTCCATGGTTTCCTGGAAATCTTTACCCGTCAGCTTGCCGGCTTTGCCCATAGCAACCAGTTTATCTTGCGAAACACCGACTGTGTCAGCCATTGCTTTGGCAAATCCGGGGATTGTTTTTTGCATTTTGGCGACATCAGAATAAGAAAGTTTTCCCGTTACACCAACCTGAGTTAACTTTTTGCCTATCGCATCAATCTGAGAATCGTTCAATCCTGCCGCACGGCCTACGTGCTGAATAGATTCAGAGAGTTCTTCCATTCCTTTCTTATTGCCAGTCAATCCATACATCATTTTATTTAAGGCACTGATTGAGTCTAAGGAGTAATGAGACTGTTCATGCATTTTCTCAATCACTTTTGTGAATACTTCGCCATCTTTGGATGAATGAGTGAAGTTTGTCCAAGTGTTATGAATGGATTCAAGTGTTTCATTTTCTTCTTTGCCTGCGTCAATAATGCTATGCGCGCCTTCGGTTATTCCGCTAAAAACTTTAGTAAATGCATTTCCAGCAAGAGTCCCAAAGAAAGAACCGGCAAAAATGCTGTGCGTTTTGCTCGCTGCGTCTTTAAATCGGTCAAGCCTGCTTGCGGATTTTTCAGAAGAATTGCCGATATCGTCATATTCACTCTTTGCATGAGCAATTCGGGTAGACAATTCGGCCACACGGATTGCTTGTTCTCGATATGCAGAAGATGATTTCCCAGACTCTGCCTTGACTTTTTCGAGTATGGACTGTTCTTTTTCCTTCATGTTAACCAGATTAGCAATTTGTTTCTGCAGGCCTTCTGCTTGCGCAGCATTCGCCTTCTCTTCATCGCCCTGTGCCTTGTACATATTAACCGTAGACTGCATCTCACGAGCAAGGAGAGACAGTTCTTCTTTATTGCCACGGATGCCGGATCGCTCATATTCGTACATCTTGCGAGCTTTCTCCTGCTGAGACGTCAATCCGGCCAGCTTGTTCGCATTCTGGTTAATCTGCGAAGATAGCTTGTCATAAGCATCGGCATTATCTTTCGTTCGCGTTCCTAAATTAGATAGTTGGCTTCGTTCCTGGTCAATTACTTTTTTCTGCGCTTCGATGGCTGTCGTTAAGCCCTTGTACTTCGTCTCCGCAGCCTTAACGTGATCACCTAGCTGATTAAACACAGAAAACTGCGTCTTCCACTCAGCTGTTGCCGCTCGAACCGTGTTCTTCATCGCAGTGATCCCTTGCGTCATCTCAGTTTTATCTAGGCCAATATGGACAACCATACTGGCAATTGCGGCAGCGTTTTGTACCATTTCAAGTTTCTCCTTTCTATCTCCGCAGGCGGCCTTTCTTTAAAAATTCCGCCAGAGGGATTATTTTTGCTTTTTGAGAGTAAAGCTCTAGCAGACTTGGATATTCAGTCGCGTCAACCGTATCCAAGTCCCAGCCGAGATTCTCAATCAGCTTTTTTCGGAGGTCGTCGATTCCTCGAATGGCTGATTCGTAGCTGACTTTTTTCCTCCAGCTGCACCTTCGGAGCTTGCTCCGACAAGCTTCTTGGCAACTTTTTCAGCGGTATCACGCAAATCTTTCAGACTCACATTTTCTTCGAAATAGTCTACATCAATTTTATCTTCGCCAAGGACACCGACTAAAAAATTAATAGCAAGGTCTAGTGTCTTTGCTGACCCATCAATGTCAGCGATCGCTGCTTCTATCTCATTTTCGTCGCTTTTATCGGTAATCGTCTTATAGAGCTCACCAACCGATTTTTGATAGACATAAGCCCGGCGAGTATTTTTAATTGATTCTTTATAGGCAAAAGGCTTTTCATTAATTTTAATTTGTGCCAAAATGACCAACTCCTAATAAAAAAATAAGCGGGCATAAGCCCGCAAAAAAATTAATTGCTATCCCTCATCATGCCGTGACCGTGATGTTCGCAATTGCCTGTTTAGTAGAATCATCTTGAGATTTCGCCGTAATTACAACGCTGCCAGCGGCTACCCCAGTAACCAAACCAGTTGCGTCAACGGTCGCTTTCGTTGCGTCCGAACTTGACCAAACAATATTTTTATTTGTTACATTATCCGGTAATACGGTTGCGGTCAGCTGCGTTGTCGCACCCACGGCTACGCTAGCGCTGACTTTATCTAGTGATAGTCCGGATACAGACACGTTCAGATTATCAGCTCCGGGGAAAACAAAATTTGCCCAATTGCTCGGATTGAAATCCGGATCCGCCTCATAAGCCTCCGCATAGGCTGCACTATCGGACTGTCTATCAATCGCGGTAAAGGTCAGGGCATCTGTGACATCAGTTTCGGTCGCCTGATTGGTCTGTGGGTTGCGATCAGGATACCCGAATTGACCCTTAAGTAAAGCCAGGTAAACCATCTTGCCATCAGAATCATGACTGATCATTTCCAATACACAGTAAGGTGCCTGCGTATCCTTGGTCACGACATAAATCCCCTGCGCGTTTTTTGTTGCACCTGTAATCTCATTCAGCACATCCGGGGGAATATCCGCAGCCGTAAAAGCGCAGGTGATGTCCCCGTGTCCTTTGCCACTAATTTTAAAAGCGATATCGCTGGCATACTGCTTCGCCACCGCATAGTTTAAATTTTGGATATTGGCACCCATCGTGCCGCCATTTTCAGCGTCAATTGAAAATATTTTATCTGGATCCACATGCTCGTCATTGAAAGAATTATAGATGCCGATTCGCGCGGATTCAAAGCCAACTAATTCAGCCATTTATTTCACACTCCTATTTGATTTTTTGAATATTGCATTGTAAAAAATAGCTCCGATGTATCGGGGTCTTCTGCAATCCCCGCATCGTAGCTGTTAAACCATTTGTTATTTTCCATTGCCTTATTAAGTGCGTTCTGCACCGCGTCTACGTCTGCGGACGGGTCGAACCAGCCTTGCACCTGTTCTCGCTTCACTCGTCCCTGAGCATGGTCGCTACCGAAACGATTAAAAGGCGCGCTGACTTCGGTTACAAGAATCCGGGGAACAACGCTGTTATCCACCCATTCAGATGGAATGTTAAAGGCTTTGATATGATCAGGCGGAACAAGTGCCATCAGTACGCTATCTGCTCGAAGGAGTTCCACAATTTCAGTCGGCCCCATCATCCTAAATCTTTCCTGACTTCGTGGAACATAGCTTCCTTCATGGCTTCTTTTGCCTCATCATAGGTATGCTCCATAAAATGCAGGCCACCTGGCGGAACCTTGTCATGCATTTTCGCCGTTCCGTTATTCAAAAATCGGCCATAATAGCCCTTTTTGGTAAAGCCAACATCCGTCGAGCCATCCGAGTACTGCCCGGGCTTATACGTCAATTCGTCGCGAACATGATGTCCGTTGCCATCACTTTCGGGAATATTCGGCTGTAGACGTTCGACATAAACATTGGCTGCAGCGTTAACTGCACGCTTCGCCGTTTCCGGAGAAATTGAAATATTCCCCAGCTGTTTCATAAAAGCATCAATTCCTGTAATCTCTACGCTCATTTGCTCACCTTCTTCAAGGTTATCGTATCGTAATTAATTACTGGGGATTGAGTTCCCTCGGCATAGACAACGATAGTGTAATTCACTCCACCAAGCTGTGCGAGCATACTTTCATTCAACGCATCACGATGGCGAACGATGACTGTGATGGTATTTTCAAGTGCCGTCCCTACGACCTGAAACTGCTGATTCAGTGTTTTATTCCATATTGCACAGTAACAGGTGATTGAAGGGACGAACGTTGGCACGCTCACATGATTAGCGTTTTCTACACTCTGAATCGTGCCAAACTTAATCTGCTTATTAAACCTGCTGGGTTGGGCTATCAGAGCCACTCTCATCACCGCCCGTCATCATGCCTTTAAGCTGACTAATCACCATGTTAACGCTGAACGGGATTGCAGTCGGCGTACCCGAGCCATCGGATACTGGAATATTGTTGAAATACCATTCCGCAAACAGAAAAAGAACAGCCCGCTCAAAAAGTGGCTGTTTCTCGTATTCCGATTCATCAATTGTTGAATCCACCGAATTAATCACGGACGATTTAGCTTGTTCGATAATAGCCTCAAGATCATTGTCCTCATCCAGGTCGGAATCAATCCTTAGCCGACGACGCATGGCATCCGCAGATAAATCACAGGCCCATGTCATAAGCAGCCACTCCCTTCTGAGTGATTAGTCCCCAGCAGGTGCGGTATAAGTAACATAGAATCCAGCGTTCGCATCCGCCTTGACTGCTCCAAAACGGAAAGCCGCGCCCAGGTATTTGCCATAGATTGACGAATCGATCCAAGCCAGCGAGACATCTGCACGATTCGCATAAAGGACGGCACGTTTCAGGTCGCCGATAAAAGCTACGGTAGCGCCTGCCGTTGCGCCAATGATCGTATCGCCAACAACTACAACCGGCATACCAAGGACAGTCTTTCCGCTGGCCGCTGTAATCGAATCCTGCAGAAGATACCGACCGTTACCGTCTTTCAGAGTATCCAGAACCTGATAAAACGACTGGGAGCAGACAATGGTCTTGCTGTAAGCCGGATCAAGACTGACATTGACAATCTTTTTCAAATCGTCAACGGAAGACATTGGGGCAGCAGTGAACGATTTGAGAATCGTTGCGATCGCATCGTTGTTCGTATTAACCTTCTTCTCCTGAATGCCCTGATTGACAATGCCCGTCAGATCCACATCTGAATCATCCATCGCTTCCTGAGACAGCGGAATCGCTCCACGGTAAGTTGCTACAGTATAGCTGACATCGGTAAATTCTGGTTTGGACAGCTGCGGGTTCGCTGCAAGTTCCGCAACGGTATTAAATTTATCCGTCGCGCGCTTTAGAATCGGATAGGTGCCCTGTGCATGCTGAACTGGCACGGTGTTGACAAGCGGTGCCAGATCGACGACAGTACTCACTTCCGATTCCGGCTGGTAAATGATGTCTTCCGGGATCGTGACGCCAACGTCATCCGAGACAAGCCCATCACGGGTCTGTCCTTTACTGCGAATAAATTTATTGATGGCCTCACGGTGTTCTTTCGATTTTTTGCCATCTTCGACGATGTGCACTCCGCTGCGTTTCGTTCCGGCTTTCTTTTGTTCCTCTTCAAATTTAGCCAGCTTCTGACGAGTTTCCAGATCATTATTCAGCTTGCCGATCTCCACTTTTGCCTCATCGATCTGTTTCATCCGCTTGTTAATGTCTTCCATGTCCGGATTCTCGCCATCGGTCAGTTTCTTAGTTTCCGTAATCAGTTTGCTTCGTGCTTCCTCTTTGGCTTTAATCGCTGCCATTAATTCTTTAAGTGTCAAGCTAATCCCTCCAGTTTTAATCTGATTTTCATGAGTTCTAATTTTTGCTTCTCTTCACCGATCTGCTCGGACTGCGATTTTTTAAATCCATCCAGAGAGCGCTGCGCGGCTGTCACTTCTGTTTGCCGATAAGCCGGGACAGATACAGGAGAAACATCGAAAATCTCTGAAATGGCGGTAATCGTGCGAATGTAATCGCCGTTTCCATCTTCTGACCATGCTTGTCCGTCCGCGTCAACCATAAATCCAAATGAACACTGCGTAATCAGACCGTCAGTGATATTGCTGAATAGATCATCAGCATAGCCCCTGTCTGGTAATTCGCACTGATAGGAAAGCCCTTTTTGATCAACAGTCAATTCAAGATTCTTACCTGTTCGTCCCAAAATCATGTTCGGATCATGATTAATAAAACACCGTACATCAGACAGGTCGCAATTTGCTAAACAATTCGGTGCTAACGTCTCCCTAAAGCCTCCGAGATCGTCGCTTAGTGTATTAAACTCAAGCGCGTACCCTTGGATCACCTTCTTCTGACCCGTATCGTCCGATGGTGCAAGTGCTCGAATGCCAAAGCTCATTCTCCGAAACTCTTTTTCTACCACTTCATCACCCCCTTTCAAATTCCGCCCTTGGCGTAAAGAACGGACAGCGCTGTCTGCGGATCCATAATCTGAGCGGTTGCGAGCTTCGTCAGATTGCTGACAGCGTTTGAATTATCCGGATCAACCACGGATGTAATATCAAGCGTCATCCGTTCGTTTGGATCGGTCAGTAGCTTGTTCTGAATTTCACTCGTTATCGGATAAATATACCGATTCAAACAGGTCGCATACAGTCCGCGAATCTGATCAATGTTGCTGTGTTCAGATTCTTGATTGAGCATGTCCATCGGCACAGCAAAAGCCTTGCTGACCTGTGTCCGTGTCCAGTCAATCTGACTGAGGAGTCCTTTCAACACATCACCATCGACTTTCTGGCCCTGATAGGTAAACATCTGATCAAGCACCATCACGCGTCCGGCGTTGGCTCCGGTATTCGCCTTTTCAAATTCCTTGCGGATATTCTCTTTGGCTTCTGCATCCAAAATACCTTCATTGACGTTAATCGTCCCTGCTGGATTAATCGCTTTATCCATCGAATTCAGCGCTAACGAATTCACCCGATCCTGCAGGTCAAGTTCCGGAACCAGACTAATCAGCGGGGTTTTGCCAAGAATGCCACCATCCACACTCATCAATCGGAAATGAAGCACGTCTGAAGCGTTTAATAATCTAGACGGCCGGTCATCTGTAAAATTGAACTGATAATAAATGGTCTGTGAGTCATCAGAAAGCAAGACATTCACCTGGTCATTGCTGACAAACTCCAATTTAACCGGATTGCCGCTTAGATCACGGTAAATAGGACAATAAGAATTACCTTTGAGAAGCAAATTTGCCATCACAGCCTGCCAAAAAGTGAATCCATTCGTGATTTGATTCGGCTTGTTATTCAATAGCTGAGTCAAAACAGGCTCCTGTCCGCCGAGCACTTTGAACGGGCAAAGAGCGACATCGGTAGAGATTAGATTGACGCAGGAAAAAATGTCACTGTTCTGGATGGCTCGGCTGGAAGATATACTGGTACTTGCCACCGTCAGTTGACCGTCCACAATCGCAAATCCTAAGCTGTTGTCCCCACTGCCTAGGTTCTTTGTTCGCTTTTCTCCACGCTTACCAAATAGCATTTTCATCACCTCCCGCCTGGCGGCTTAGCATCGGAGAGAACCCCGACAAGCATCAGGGACCCAGCGAGTGAGAAAATGCCGAACAGCTGATTCGATTGAAAAGCACCATAAATAAAAACACCCAGCCCAATTAAAAAGAGCAAGGTGTGAAAGTTCGTCATCAGAATTGCTGCGAGTTTGTTCAGATTCAAAATATCAGCACCTCCTCTAAAAGCTGAATTTGCTGGATTTATAGTAAGCGTTAATTTCTTCATTCGTCATTCCGCTAATCGATTGCTTTCCGGAATGATCCTCATCGAAATAATAAGCAGCCGTCAGAAATGTGTTAATGGTCGCATCGGCCGGATCAATACGGAAACCGGCCTTGTCATTGTATTTATCAATCTTTTTCCCGTAGTCATTTTCGACAACGACCGCATTGGTGAACGCGCCTTTGAGCATTTCGTCATCGTCATGGGTAATCTGGCCATCTCCGAACAGCATTTGAAACTGGTCCGTCGGCTCCTTGAGTGCCTGAAACGTCTGACCGACCGGAACAATCTCCCAGTCCTGCTGTTTTTCAATCTTGCTGATGATGCTAGCAAAGCCATATTTGTCGTAGTTAACCGTGATGACATTTAGGTGATGGTCATCAATAAAATTGCACAACCACTCATACACGAGATCATAATCCACATAGCCACTGGCCAGCTTCGTAATCGTACATTCGCCTTTCTTTTCCAAGCGTCGATAGTAAATGCCGTCTTTCTTTTCCTTGCCTTCAATCCCAAGCGCACCGCCAAGTCCGATGAAGGAATGCTGGACTATATGCCAACGTTTTTCCCCGTTCTCCATATAGGGAAAGTTGAAAATATTTGTTGAATTGTCGGAAGACTTGCCAAGATCCATGCCGATGTAAACATCCCGACCGTCAATATCAAAATCTTTTTTCGTGCATTTTTCCCAGTCATCCACACTCGGAATCAGGCTCGTATCAGACAGGGATTTCCAACGATTCATATTTTTATTGATAAACGCTGACAGTTTATCCTCTTGAATCGCCACATCGCGCTCACTCGGTAGCGTTTTAAGCATCGTTTCGCGCTTATCTGAAACGGCCATGATTGGATTTGCCTTCTCCCAAAGCTCCGGATGATAGACTTCGTCATCCGAATCCGCCTCATAAATGGCCACAAAATAATCATCCATCAGAACTTTGCCCGTAATGATGTTATGCCAAAGACCCTGATATTGCTGATACATCGGCACCTTAATATCTTTACCCGCTGTACTGATAATGAAAAAGAATGATTTATCGTTGCCGACCATGCCAGAGGTGATTTTGTCCGTGAAATCATCTTTGCGAATCAAATGATATTCATCCAGGACGGCCGTCGTCGCATGGTAGTTATCAATGCCATGCGTGTCCTTACTGATTTTCTTCATGAACGTGTTCGCCGATTTAATCTGCACATCATTATCCCGGATGCTGAGTGCTCGTTCCAAATCTTCATTGAATTTAGCGATGTAATTCAGTTCAGACTGACAATAACGAAGCAACCGCTCCGCTACGTCATTGGATATAGCACAGCAAAGAATCTGCCGGTTATGTTTGGGCGTTCCATAAAGAAATTCCCAGGTACTTATCCAGGAGGCCAGCTGTGTCTTGGCATTGGTTCGCGCGACTGAATAGACAGCTCTTCTCCAGCGCTTACCGCCATCATTTCGCTGCCAGGCCATCAGCATAAGAAAAAGAGCCCGCTGATAAAGAGCGAGCGGAATCGGAACACCTTTATCGACATCCGGAAGCGACTGAATAAAAAGATCGCCTTTTTGTGCTATGTCTTCATCCCAGTAATAAGGGAAATCTTCATCACCCTGACGATCCAAATCATTCATCTGCCGCTTGCACATCAACTTGATTTTCTTGCAAGCAACAATTTCTCCGGCTAGGACTTTTTCACAATACTCTCTAGCTGGATCCTTCCACTCAGGCATTTATATCACCAAACATTCCACTGGAAAAAGGATTGTCTTCAGGCTTCTTATTGCCCTTTGGAATCAGCATCTGCATCCGGCTATTAAACGTGAAGCCAAGTTCCATCCCGCATTGACGCATCGAACGGGCGGCATCGGACATGATTGGATACGCTGGATTCTTCTGCATACCGCGAGCACCTTCAACGACAATCCCATTATCCAAGATGTCCTGGTGGGCCTTAACATAAGTCGAATAGAAAACGCAGAACTGTTCGAGCAGTGACTGGTCGACTAATTTAAGCGGCAGTTTCTTAATTTCCGGAATAAGCCGCATCCATTCTTTCCTTGCCACATCGTCGAGATAATCCGGCGGCGTCACCCGAACAGTCTTTAAATCTTCCATGGATTTCTCTGCTTTTTCGCGTTTTTTCCGCTGTTCCGGAGGAGTATACTGCTTGTTTTTCAGCGGCATCAATTTGCGGCCACCATTATTATTACTGCCTTTCTTTGCTCCTCGCGGCATATGCGCCACCCCCATTTTGAAAAAGTTTTAGAAAACCAAAAAATCGCGCACCGAAACTGGGGACGTCGTTCCCCTTGTTTGGGAAACAACGCCCCCCTATTAAATTATTTCTTTATTTTCATCGCTGAATAGATTAATGCAATCATCCACACTAAAACAATGATCAAGAGATACAGCCACCAATATTTCATGAGCTTTTCACCATCGGTCATGTGAATCTGATCATAAATAAATTGCCTAATCATGGCTTTTATCCTTCTTTTCCTTCGCTGTCTTTTTGTTGTGACAGTCTTG